GTCGAAAATAACTCTCTTTAAAAAAATGGCTTTTCAATCTACTGTAAATCCTGCTCAGCTTACTCAGCTGGGTCAGGCTAATCTAGCTGGCGACAAACGCGCACTTTATCTTAAACTGTTTAGTGGCGAAATGTTCAAAGGCTTCCAGAATAACACAATCGCTCGTGACTTGATCATGAAGCGTACACTTAAGAACGGCAAATCATTGCAGTTCATCTTCACAGGCCGTACCAAGTCGGAATTTCATACGCCTGGAAATAGCATTTTGGGTGATACCAATGGTGCACCTCCAGTGGCTGAGAAGACGATCACGGTTGATGACCTGTTGATCAGCTCAGCTTTCGTCTATGAATTGGACGAGGTACTTTCTCATTACGACTTGAGATCTGAGATTTCTCGTAAAATCGGGTATGCTTTGGCAGAAAAGTATGACCGTCTTGCATTCCGTGCTGTTGCACGTGGTGCACGTCAGGCATCACCTATCACTGCAACTGGTTATGTTGAGCCGGGCGGTACACAGATCCGTGTTGGTGCAACTACCAATGACTCTGATGCATATGTTGCTGCTAACCTGGTATCTGCATTCTATGATGCAGCTGCTGCTCTTGACGAGAAGGGTGTCAGTAGCGATTCTCGTGTCGCCGTATTGAACCCACGTCAGTACTATGAATTGATCCAAGCGGTTGGTTCTAATGGTCTTGTGAACCGTGACGAGCAGGGCTCTGCGCTGCAAAACGGTAACGGCATCATTGAGATTGCTGGTATCAAAATCTTTAAATCCATGAACATTCCGTTCCTTGGTAAGTATGGTACTGCTTACGGTGGAACCACAGGTGTAACCGCACCTGGTAACACTGGTTCTTTCGTTGGAGAAGCTCTTGAAGATGCTTCTGATGCTCAGACTGGTATCAACAATGATTATGGTACTGCAACACAATTCGGTTCTAAATCATGCGGTTTGATCTTCCAGAAGGAAGCAGCCGGTATGGTCGAAGCAATTGGTCCACAGGTTCAAGTAACCAGTGGAGATGTAAGTGTGGTCTACCAAGGTGACGTAATGCTCGGACGCTTGGCCTGTGGGGCGGATTATCTGAACCCTGCTGCTAGCGTTGAACTATATGTCGGTGCTTCTGCTCCTTCAGCATTCTAATTTTTATATACATGGGAGTCCTTTAGGGGGCTCCTTTTTTTTAATTCTTTATTGAGAATAATACTCATTATGGCCTTCCCTACTACTGGCTCCAACACTGAGCTACAAGCTGTTAATCAGATCCTGGCGTCAGTTGGTCAGGCTCCTGTTACAACACTAACGACCGATGAAACTTTTGTATTAAATGAAGTTTCTAAATTTACTGGTTCTATTTCCGGTACTACTCTAACTACTACAACAGCTGACATTCCAGTTGGTACCTATATTGGTGGTCCCACTGTAACTGTTGGTACATCTATTGCCGTCGCAGGTGTAGAGGTATCCCCAGCTACAGACCCTGTTACATATAACTATACTATCAATATTTCCCAGACTGTTAGTAGTCAAACTTTGACTCAATCAATTGTTAAAAGTAGAGTTGAATCACAAACCAACCCGGACGTTGCGATTGCACTCAACACCCTAAGAGAAGTGTCACGCGAAATACAATCAGAAGGATGGTCTTTTAATAAAGAATATGATTATCCTATTACACCAGATTCAAATAATGAAGTAGTTATTGCTAACAATATACTTCAGATGGATTTGAATTCTACCTATACACAAAACATGGATAGAGATAGTGTTAATCGTGAAGGCAAACTTTATGATAAAACTTCTCATTCATTTATTTGGACAGACGAAAAACTATACGTTGATATTATTTGGTACTTTGATTGGACTAGTATTCCTACTACGATTCAATCATTTATTGTTGCTAAAGCTGCAACCATTGTATCTAGTAGAATCATTGGTGACTCTAATCAGTTCCAGATGCTACAACAAAAAGAAGCTCTTGCACGTTCTACAGCTTTAGAATATGAGTGCAACCAAGGAGACTATACCTTCTTTGGTACTCCTAAAGGTAAGAACTTCTATCAAAGCTACCAACCGTTCCATACTTTGATTCGCTAATGCCAGCAGTAACACAACTAATACCAAATTTTCTTGGTGGTGTCTCCCGTCAAAATGATGACAAAAAATTATTAGGACAAGTAACTGAATGCATTAACGGTTACCCTGATCCTACCTTTGGTCTATTGAAGAGACCAGGTATGCAACATACAAACGTATTGAAGAAAGCTAACGGTACTGCATTTACCAAGGCTGAACTAGATGGTGCTATTTGGTTCTTTATTGAACGAGATGCAACTGACTCTTATGTTGGAGCTATTAAAGGTTCTAACATTTATGTATGGACTACAACTGATGGTACCTTCTGTACTGTAACTAACAACTCAGCTTCGTACCTAACTGGTACAACCCAGAAAAATTATCACTTCCGTAGTGTACAGGATGTTACAGTTATTACAAACAAAACAGTTACAACTGCTATGCAAGCAGCTGGTACGTTTGTTTCAAATTCTATAGCCACGTTAAATCTAAAAGCAATTGTTGCTACTTATGACTATTCAGTAACTATTGAAGATATAAAATTTTCAGTTACTCCTCAAGGTTCTACAACATATGATGACATGTTGTTGTATGATTCTAGTAGTATTAACAATTCACATCATCTTGTTGATGCAATTAAAACAGGTATTGAAGCACAACAATCTGCAAGTAATGCAGACTTTGCAGGGTCTTGGTACCTAGAAGGCTACACTACTAGTCTTGTTATTAGACGTACTAATGGTAGCAATCAAGTTTTAACTAATTATAGTACACCATCTGGAACACCAGTAGGATTTAATATTAATGCTAAAGGTGGTATTACTAACTCATCACTAGAAGCATTTCAAGATTCAGTTACAGACATATCTAAACTTCCTGTTGAATCATTTCATCATCGCAATGTACAAATTCTAAATAGTGCATCTGCTGAGGATGACTACTATGTTAAATTTATAGCTGATGATGGTGTAAGAGGTAGGGGTTATTGGCAAGAGACTATAGCACGTAATGCCTCACCAGGTCTTAATACAGCTACCATGCCACACCAGCTAGCAAATACTGGTCCTACTGCATTTACATTTGGTCCTCTTACTTATACACCTAGACAGACTGGTGATGATGTAACAAGTCCTATCCCATCTTTCATTGGTTTTCCTATCCAATCTACTTTCTTTTATAGCAATAGATTTGGTATGTTGTCTGAAGATAACGTATTCTTTGGTACAGCAAATGATTCATTTAATTTCTTTGTTAAGTCTGCTACAGCACAGGTTCCGTCAGACCCTATTGATTTAAACGTTGCTAGTGTCCGTCCTGTTAAACTGTCTGAAGTGTTACCTTCTCCACAAGGTTTACTACTATTTAGTGCACGACAACAGTTTCAAGTATATGCTTCAAATTCTAATATTTTAACACCTACTACATCAGTTATTAAAGATCTTTCAAATTATGAAATGAACTCTGATATAGCACCTGTTGATGTAGGTACTACAGCAGCCTTTATTACTAAGGTACCTGGGTATAGTAAATTGTTTACTATGCAATTACGTGATGTGGATCAAGGTCCACTTGTAGTAGATATTAGTAAGGTTGTACTTGAGTGGATTCCAGAAGGTATTAATAGCTTAACAGTTAGTCCTCAAAACTCTGTTATTATGCTAGTAGATAATTCTACATCTTACCTATATCTTTTTAGATATTTTAATGATGGAGAAAAGGATCTATTTCAAGCATGGACAAAGTGGCAGTTACCTGGTACCATTCAAACAGCAGACATTATTAATGACTCTGTTTTTGTTATATCACAACAAGAAGATGAGTACACACTGGGTAAGATCATTTTAGATGAGATACCTTCAGGAGACTCTGTAGCAGGCGCTACTACCATTACTGGTAATACATGCCTAGACATGGCTACAAGGCCCGTCAAGCCTACCTCAAGTGTCAATGCGGTGGTGTATGACTCAACGAATGAAGTAACTAAAATCTATGTACCTTATACACCATTTCAAAACACTAAAGGTGTTATGCTTCTTACTGTTCCAACAGCAGATGTAGGTACAACTGCAGTAGTAGATGCTGATGCTGGTTTTTATCTAGAGGCAACAGAACGTACAGAGATTGGTACAGGTTATCATTACTTTGAAGTTAAAGGTGACTACTCTAGTTATGCTGATGGTATTGTTGTAGGTTATAACTATGACTTTGAAACAACATTACCTAAGTTATACTATAAAAAGGATGCTAATACCTCTGATTATACAGCTACATTAACTATCTCTAGAGTAACATTCTCTGTAGGTAGGACAGGTCCAGTGCTATTTAAAGTAAAAGCAGATGGATCTGATGAGTGGAAGAACGTAGAATATGTAACAGATGCTAATATCTATAAAGCAGATAGTAGTCCTATTACATCAGAACATCTTTTCACTATACCAATCCATCAACGTAATACTAATTTTGAATTAAAA